CTACCAGTTACAGATGACCAGCTCGCCGCTGGTCTTTTGCGTTTTATCGCGACCGACCGAATAGGCCAACTCTAAACGATCAATGCGGAAGTCTTTAAACAGCTCGAGAATATCCGGGTGGTCGTTGATGGACAGCATGACCTTGCCTTTACACTCACCCATCATCTTGGCCAGTAGTTCGTACTGTGCCCAATCAAAGGCGCGGTCGTAGCCGGCAAGCTGCCAATAAGGCGGGTCGGCGTAGAAGAAGGTGTGTTCGCGGTCATAGCGTTTGAAGCACTTTTCCCACGGTTCGTTCTCTATATATACACCGCTCAGGCGTTGCTGCGCTGCTTTCAGACGGCCTGCTATGTCGGCGGCTTTAAAGCCTGCACCTGTAGTGGCCGTGCCGAAATGTTGGTCGATGGTTTTGCCGCCGAAGGCGGTGTGTTGCAGGTAGAAGAAACGTGCCGCCCGCTGGATGTCGGTCATGCACTCAGGCGGGGTGGATTGCAGGCGGGCGAACACTTCGCGGCTGGTCAATGTCCATTCGAACTGATGCACGAACTCGTCGAAGTGGTGCTGTACGACTCTATATAAGTTGATGAGTTGGCCGTTGAGATCGTTGAGCACTTCGCACTTGGCGGGTGTTTCACGCAAAAAGAACAGTGCGGCTCCGCCGGCAAACAGCTCTACATAGCATTGATGCTGAGGAAACATGGGAAGCAGGTGTTTGGCCAAGCGGCGTTTGCCGCCCATCCACGGTACGATTGGTTGGGGTTTGGGTGTCATTTTGACTCCTTAATGTAGAAGTAAAACGGCACTCGCGGTGCTCTACCGGTTTCAATCAGAATGTTTTGATGAGTTTTTCGGCAATCCACTGCGCGACTTGAGGGCAGACGGCGTTTCCGGCAGCCCGAGCCTCACGAGCGTTGGCCGCATCCAGTCCGCGCCGAAGCCCATAATGGTCAGACGTTCGCGCCCGCTCAACCATCTGATGCCGACTGTTTTCGACAGCGACGATATTTCCGCCCGATATGTCGATACTTGTGCCGTCGGCAAAACCCGCAAGCAGCGTAGGATGAGCGTCCTCCCACGCGCTGCCCGCTTCCGTCTTGCCAGATACGCGCGCCATTGGTCCGGCATCACCCAAGAACTCCACGGGGGGCAGCTCTCGAAGACCTGCGACCATGAATATGCGGCGGCGTTTTGTGGGGACTCCGAAATAACGGCTGTCCAACACCCGCCAGTATCCCACATACCCGCATTCGGCAAGCGTTTCAAGCACCGTTTGGAAGTCGCGGCCACCGTTTGAAAACAGCAGTCCGGGGACATTCTCCAGTACCAGCCAGCGCGGTTGAAGGGTTTGCACGATACGCATTGCATCGAAGAACAGCCCGCTGCGTGTTCCGGCAAGGCCGCGCCGTTTGCCCATCGCCGAAACGTCTTGGCAGGGGAATCCGCCGACGACAGCATCGACGCGGGAGAGTGCGGGCAGGCAGGTACGCACGTCTTCGTGCCGCTCTGCATGGGGGAAGCGGTCGGCCAACACGGCTCGGCAGACGGGATCGATTTCGACCTGCCACGCGGTTTGGAATCCGCCCCGTTCGAAGCCGAGGTCGAAACCGCCGATGCCTGCGAACAGGCTGCCGACGGTGGGTTTGGGACGGGCTTCAGGCCGTATGAAAGTTTTTCCGGCATCCATTGTGTCCTTTCTCAAAGGTCGGATGCTCGGGGGCATTCTCGGTTGTTAAAGAGCGGAAGCTGTTTACGGTTTTACAGCGCGGACACTTGATTTCAAAGCGGCCGATGCCGATTGCCAACAGCTTGTTACAATTTTTGCAACGATGTTTCATTTTTTGCATTCATCCTATGCGTTAGTGATAAAATGCCGCTGCCTCGCGAGGTGGCGGCTTCGAAGCTAACGCAGGGTGCATCTGCTTGGCTGGCGTGTCGGTGTTCCCCCACCGGCACGTCGCCGTCTTTCAATATTTCTTCATATTTGGGCCGTCTGAAATTTCAGACGGCTTCTTTTATTTGCGTATCAAAAACAACGCGGCCAGCATATTGGGGCTGATGCGCCAAGACTCGCTGACACCCAAAGAGGCAGCAACGGCCTCGCTGCAAAACCAACGGTGCTGACGTTGGCGGAACGGGCGAAATACCACACCCAAACTGCCCAGCAAGTCGTAGCGGTTGCCTTTGCGTTGCTCGAACCAATCTTTGACCAGTGTTTCAGACGGCCACCCGGAGCCGATGTCGATAAAATCCCAATGATCAGGGTTGAAGTTGATTTTTTTGAACCGAACGCCCCCATCAAGCCAGCTGGCCGAGGCACACATGCCGTCTGAAAACACCACTTCGCAGTGGCTATACGGCCCTCGATCAACAAAACGCACCAAGCGGCTAATCCAGCCGCGCCATCCGGGCAAAGTACCTTTATATAACGCTATTTTCATAAAAAAATCCCCACATAAAGATGCAGGGATATTAAGGCGGGAGTCTACTGCGGGCTATTAAACGGGTTTAAAGATTATCTACATCAGATGATGCCTGTACGGGATGGGTGGGCAAATGATAAACAGGGCTGATGGCCTCAACCTTGTCGACATCTTGAGCCTGCTCCAGCCGGTCTGCATAGGCTTGACGCTGACCTGCGACCGATGCGGACAAGGCGGCAAACTGCTTGGCTTTTTGCAGCGCCTTTGCACGGAGTCCTTCTAAATCACACCCACGGTCGGCGGCAATTTGTGCCAATAGCGGTGTAGGGGCAGACGGGTTTTGTTCCCATGCCAACGCCTCGGCCGCCTGCATTGACCATGTTTGGCGTTCAAATTCCGGCACTTCGTAAGCTTTAGATACTTGCCAAACAAACTCTTGAGCTTTGCCATTGATTTCATCTAATTTGACAGCTTTGACTTGATTCAGCTGCTCAACCTTAGATTCCTCGCTAATCATCCATTTTTTGCCGTCCCATGTGTGCCACAAGCTCGGGCGCTCTTCAAATGTGAGGCCGTCTGAAAGCTCGCCCACAGCATCTAAAATCACGGCTTGGCCGTCTGCAGTACGGTAGGCTGTTTGCCCGCGATGGTCGGGTATGTACTCCCACGCCTCGCCCGTCCAGCGGGCGGCGTGGCCGTCTCGGGTTTCGGGCGGCTCTACGTCGATACAACCGCCGGGGATAATATAGCTGCCGTCGCGGGCGTTGATGTCTAAATGGGCATCAACTTGACCGAGATACAAGCCGTTGTCGTCCAACTGACAGACGGGTTTTTGCCATACGATTTGATTCATGTTTTTTCCTTTTTTCAGATTTTTCAGACGGCCTTAAGCCTTGATACATAACATTAATGCGAAATTTCGTGGGCGGTTTTCACTCGCGGTCGGCACAACTCTTGATGCATCAAAAGTCATACTATGACCGCCACCGTGGTCAGATGAGTGACCCAAATTGGAGCGGCCGTTAGCCATAGCCCGGAATGCCCCCCTAACGTCTTCCGCGTAGGAGTTGGTTACATTACCCGCCTCGTTGTCGATCTGGAACTCGCCTTTGATATTGCGGATAGCATCACTCTGAAAACTGCCCAATTGTCGGCCGGCATCGACACCGCGGCCATGATCCCATGCCCTCAAAAACTCGCCCCTGCGGTCGGGCAATTTGATATGCGTGCCGTTGACATTGCGGCTGCCGCTGGGGTTGCTCGGATTGGTGCATTTGTAATACTCCTCTGCCGTGGCATTGGCGCTATTGCCGACATACCTCGCCGCCACCAATCCCGGGCAGGCACTCACCGGCACGGCAGCACCGTTAAGCTCGTACCAACCGGGTGGCGCAGTCGGCAAATCAAAATGGAGTACCGCACCGGACGGCACGGCGTTGGCGATTTTGTCGTTAACCGCACCTGTTGCAGCATTGATTTGCGTTGTAACCCAATCCTGATACGCAACCGTCCGGTTGATATTGCCAAGCTCCGGGAAATGTATATACCGAGCTTGGCCGCTTGTTTGCTCATATTTGATGTTGACTTTTAGGGTACTGCCGTCGGCGTAGTTGGATTTGGGATTGGTTTCAAACACCCAATGCCCCCCGCTCTCAACCGGATTCCTTAAAAATCCCCAATGGTTATTGCGCCCAGCAGTTAAGATCTCGCCAAAGGTTTTGGCACCGTTGACATTTTGATTCCCGCTCGTGCGCACAATATCACCTGCGCTGTTAAGCTGCTCCAGTACCCATGATTGGTACGCGGCCACCTCGTTGCCCGTTACGCTTTTGAACGATACTCGGCCCACTTCCGACGACCCACTGCCGAAAAACACGAAATTAAACCTTGCTCCATTTTCAGAGTGAGATACGGGTGCGCATTCGAGTCTCCAATAACTACCATCGGTGTTCGTGAACCTTATTTTTTCCCACCCGTTGCGGTTAATCTCTAGATAACCGTTTTGCAGGGTTTGATTGCCACTATTACCCAGCTTTTCATCTTGCAGTTTTTTACCCATTGCCGCCGACAATGCACTATCGGCATCATCCGTAGTCAGGTTATTAATCAACTTAGCTACACCCGCCACAGTGGCCGATGCTGCCTCAAGCTCGTGAGTATGGGTATTACTGCCCACCCAGTTTGTCGTATTACCGTTACATTTCCCGGGCGTGCCGAGTGCAAATTGGAAATTTCCGCCCAACGTGCCGCCACCCGTTAAACCGGCTCCGGCGGTTACGGCGGTGCTTTTTCGGGCAAACATATTTTCGGCGTCGGTTTTGTTTTTGCCGATGCTGGCTACGGCTCTGGCCAGCTCGGTTTTCAGCCATAAGGTGCGGTTGGCCAACTGACGGGTAGGCTTATTATCGATGCCGTTGGGACCGCCCTGAACGGGGTCTGAGGTTTCCCATTGGTAGATGCCCACTTCCCAAATAGCGGTTTCGTTTAGGTTTGCCATTATGCGGTTCCTCGATTAAATCTGCCGTCGCGCAAAGCACGGCCGTTGTGTCTCAATGCGCTGGCTTGGTAATCCAACGCAGCCAATATGCAGCGGGCGGGCGCAAATGCTCTTAAGGTGCGCCGCAGCAATGCTGCTTGGTCATTGGTAATGACGTTATTCATTACAATTCGGTAGTGCGCCCAACGGTCGCTGTGGCCGTGACTGTAAGTGCCGTCGCGGGTAATCTCGCCGTTATGGTGCTTATTGCCCATGCCTTCGATAATCTGCACTTCCCCAAAGCCGAGCCGCCGCACGATTTCGCGGACTGCCCACGGCGTGCCTTTGTAGCGGTGCAGTTCGTATGCACCTTTAATCAGACGACGGCGCATTTGGTCACTTTCGGCCAGCCAATAGCCGTCCGCGCCTAATATGCTGCGGCTCTCGGCGAGCAGCTCGAGATGTTCGGGAGCAACCAGCTCGACCAAACGCGGCATAAGTTTCACGGTATCGATACCGTTGAAGCGCAAACCCAAATCGGCCAGCATTTTGTAATGCTGATCCCTCTCAATGATGTCGGCGTAGGTTAATTTAGCCATCGGCGTACTCCGCGGCAGCGGTAATGCTTACCGATGTACAGCGCGACCACTGATTGGCCTTAACCACGCGCAGCGGCAGATTCTTGAGCACCACGTTGTAAACACCGGGCACCTTTAAGGCCGTCTGAATATCCAAAGGCACAATGTCCAGCCCTAGCTTTTCACGGCGGGCGGATTCATAGGCCGACCACGCCGCCTTGGCGGCCGCTACCGCTTCATCCGCGCTCACACCGTTAAACAGCACCAACTCGGCATCCAGCGCATAATCTACGGCCGTGGGGGAGGCAACCGTAACTGTGTCGCACAACGGCCGGATACGCTCGTCCGATAAGGCACGGGTCACTTCATTAACCAATTCAGACGACGGCTGGCCGCCGGTGGTCAATACGGTTACCTCGACTTGGCCGCCAATCGGCTCCCCGGCAGGGGTGCGCCTATGGTCGACATGCACATCGCAAATCGTCGGGTTAACGCGACGGGCGAAGTATTCGTATGCCCCCACCGGCCCCGCTACCGAAAAGCTCTCCGGAGCCAGCAAAATACGCACGCGGTAGGCATCGTCCGATTCCACGTCCGCCCCGCCCGTAGGCACGGTGGTATTGGCGGCTTTCACCTCAATGCCTGCCACCGGCTGATTGGCCAAGCTGCTAATCTGCCCAGCAGACCAGCCGTTGCCGACCGCTCCGTTCTGCGTGCAGACGGCCTGCAAATCAAGCGTGCTACGGTTAGCCGATAAAGTGCCTGATTCGGTGGTTGCAAATGACACATCATCTACCGAGACGAGCGTACCGACGGGGATAAATACTGTTTGAATGCCGCTTAGGGCGGCAGTAAAACGGATGGTGCAGCGGGCGGCCGACGCCTGCAGGCGCGGCGTGTTGACATCATCGCCGCACAAATCCAGCATCAATCCCGTAGCAAAACGGGGATGCTGCTGCCGGTAAGCTTCATTTACAGCCTTACGCACCAGCATTTCGCGGTAGGCATAGGTGTTAATCAGCAGCCGCTCGATATGGGCGGGCTGCAACACTTTGCCGCTGCGTGATTCGTAGTCGGCAATGGTTTCGGCCAACACTTTGGCCAAATCGTCATCAACCGCTTTAACGTCTTCGCGCCTGAGTTTGCTCAAATCCATGATGCCCGCTCCAAGTTGACTGATGTGGCGTAGATCTCGCCCGATACGTCATCCGTTACCCGCCAAAATACCGTCATCGTCAGATGCGGGGCATGGCCGCCGAAGTCGATTTTTTCAACGACCGCGCGTTTTTCCCAAGTGTTGATAGCGAGCATGACTTCGCGCACGGCGTTGGGGATAAACACGTCTTCAGGGGTATCTAGATAATCAAAATGATTGCTGCCGAAATCAGGGCGGGTAACATCCGACCCTTTGCGGGTCGCCAAAATGTTGTGGATACACAGGTCGATGTCTTCCACACCTTGCGCCAAGCCACCGCCCTCACGGGCAAGCTGCCAATGCTTGGATATCGGTGTGGCGTATTGCTGCATGAAAAAATCCCTGTATCGCTTGATAAATAGATACAGGGATTTTGGCTGAAGGCCGTCTGAAAGGCTTTTAAACGGGTTTAAAAACTATTTGGGCGGAGAAGTATCGCCACCTGAGTCGCCGGTATGGGTGTGGCCGGTCAGGCTGATGCCGTTAGCCGTCACATCGCTATCCGAACTAATCACGCCGGTTGCCTGAATGGCACCGTCAATCACGGCGGCTGCGCCTGCACCACCCGAGCCGGACATACCGCCCTGATAGGTCAGTAACCCCATCACGGTGGTATTGCCGGTAATGATGGTATTGGGGGCTTTGATGGTTACCGTACCTTGCGTTTGAACGTCGATATTGCCCGTTTTACGGTCATGCTTGATCACCGTGCCGTTTTTAAAACGGCGCATCCACACGTCTTTACTGGACGCGGGCGGTTTGTCGGCCGTATTGTAAGTCGCACCCAGCACCACGCCGTTTTCGCCCCGCGCATCGAGCAGGCAGACTACTTGTTCGCCTTCGTCGGGCAGGCTGTAAAACCGATTGCCGCCCGCCGCGGGCGTAATCATCGGCAGCCAGTCGGTTTCCATGTTCTCTAACGCAGGCAAGCGCACGCGCAGATTGTGGGCGGCTTCGTCAACGGCGGAGACGATGCCGAATTGCAGCGTGGCGGTAAAATCATGATTGGGCAGCATCATCGGTTTCTTTCTCTTCCGGGATATATTCCAGCATTTTGATTTCAAGGTTGGTGGTGTAGCCGCTGCGGCGGTCGTATCGGTGGTGTGCCTGCTTAACCAGATAACGGCCGCTGAATTTGCCGTGGTTTTGCAGCAGTATTACTTGCCCGGATACCAGCTTGGCATGGCCGAACACGGTCACATCCCCCGCGCATTGCTCGTCTTGGGCGGCAGCCAATGCGGCATCTGCCCGGGCGTTAACCTGAGCTTGGCTTTCACCTTTATTGGCAATGATTTTGAGGGTATCGCCGGAGGTGGTGTGTTTGGCCTTTTTGCGGCGCGGTTTGGCCTCTCGTGTCGTGGTGCGGTTGGTTTTGGTTTTGGGGTCATACCCAGATACCACCGCTTTATCAGGCACGCCCTTAATCAGGTCGCGCAGGCGGATATCAATAATGTCTGCCGGATTCAAAGCCGCCACCGGTTCACGTTCAGCCAGTTTCTTGTTGCTCATAAATACCAGCGTATCGCCGACGATCTTAAAGGTGTGGCCGTACTGTTTGGCCAAGCGGGTTAAGAACTCGATATCGCGCTCTTGATATTGGGTAACGCGCTCGATTTCGATATGCTCGCATTCGCCCTCCACCTTGAGTTTCAGACGGCCTGCCACGATGCGCACGATTTTGGCCAGCGTGGTTTTTTCATACGGCTTGGCCTGCAAAGTGCGGTTGGCTTTGGTAATGCCGGTGGCCAACGCTTTCAGCGATACCGTGCTCGGCGGGTGGTTGTATTCGATTTCGGCAATTTCAAAACTGCCCAAAGCCACCAAGCCGGTGAATTGGTCGCCCAAGCTCAGCGACAGGCTGTCTCCCTGCTCGGGATACCAAGCACGCAGCCAGCGGCCGTCGGTATCTTCAAACGTTACCTCCAGCTCGTCCGATTGCTCGCCCAAGTAATCGGTATAGGTAATCGACAACAGGTAAGGCTCGATATCGCCGGTGATGTCTTTCTGCCCGTATTTGAGCGTGAAATCCGGCTTGGTAACGGGGTGGGTATTGGCCGCACCGCCCAAGCCGTTGAGATTCGTCAAAACACTTAACGCATCCACGGCGGCATATCCTCTTGGTTGTTTTTCGGTTTAGTGGCCAGCACCGGCACAAACACGGTCAACCCGCTTTTAAATTCTTCTGCTAAAGGCAGATGCGGATTGGCCGCAATCAGCCCGTCAACCATCAGCGCATTGCCGTAGTGCTTATGGGCAATCAAGTCCCAACGGTCGCCGTCTATCGTGGTATAGCGCAATACGGCACTCATTTATCCCTCCTTACGGCCAGCCAGCCGGTTAAGGTTTCGACCGCGGCTGCGCCGTCCTGTAAAGAGGCCGATGCACTGTCAACGGCATTCACGGCGGCATCCAACCAGCCGCCTATCGAACCGTCATCTTGGCCGGTACGCAGGCTGCCGACAGCACTGCCAAGCTGATGCGCCGCCTGACCGGCTTGTGCGGCAAACACCGCCGCACCCTGCAAATCGCCCAACACCGCAGTTACGGCTGGCAGAGCCGACAATTTATCCAATGTGCCGCTGCCGATTTGCAGGGCATCGCCCACCAAACCGAGCACACCGGCGGGGTCGCTTTTGATGTCTTTGGCCGCATAAACCAAACGCTGCATTTGTTCGATGCCGTCTGCAGCCGCACGGTAAATCTGTACGCCTTTTTCCACCGCCTGCATGATGTCGGATGCCTGCGCCTGTACCGACTCGGGCAACAAGGCCAACAGCGGGTTTTTACCGCCGCTCATCACGCCCGGTGTCGGCAGCGGGTTATTGGGGTCGCCGACAAACTCGGTCAGCTCCACATCTAATTCACGCGCGGCCGTGCGGCCTTGTGCGTCCTGTATCAGCGTGCGCTCGGCCAACCGCTCGATCACAAACCAGCCGACAAAGCGGCCGCTGCCGTACACCAATGCCTGAGCCTGTTGGCTCTCTTTGGCGGCCAGCAAGCCTTTATAAGCCGTATCGGGATTACCCAGCTTCCAATGTAATTTCAGGCTAAACCGCATAGTGGTCAGGTCATTGCCCATTGCCTGCAGCCTCGGACGGCCCTGCAATACATCATGCTTGGCAAACACCGCCGCATGATCGGCTTCAAGCGACGTAAAACCCGTCAGCGGCTCAAACCGCACATCGCCTAACATTGCATACATTTGATGCCCTCCTCAATAGTGTTCCGTTCAGACGGCAGCATCAATAAGCCTTCCGTTGAATATCGGCCATCATGCGTTTGAACATCATCTCAAATTCCCTTTGGCTCATGGATAAGGCCGTCTGAATTTGCGCCGTATCGCCGCCGGGTGCGTTAATGGTGGGGTTGTAGTTGATAACCATGCCGCCGGTGGCCGCTGCTGCCTGACGCTCACGCTCGGCGGCAAATGTTGCTCCGCCTGCTGATACACGTGCGGCAATATCGCCGCGCAGTTGCCCCATGCGGTCGGTAAACCGCTCTTTCAGACGGCCTGCCGCATTTCCAATGGCTGTCAGCGGACGGGGCACACCCTTATTCAAGCCGAGTTGCAGACCTTCCATCATCCAACCGCCGAAACGATGGAACAGACGGCTCGGCGAGTGAATTTGGTTGGCCGTCTGAAACTTGCCTGCAAACCAGCCGGCCACACCGCCGAACCATGCTTTAACCGCTTCAAGCTTAGCTTTCAAGCCGTTCCACAGGCCGCTGATAATGTTTGCACCGAACTCGGTAAACTTGGCAGGCAGCTCAAATCCGAACCAGTTCATGACCGCCGCGAAAGCCTGATAAAACAAGCCGAGTGGCGACCAGTTGATGATGGTGGCGGAAATATTGGCGATACCGCTGTTAAAAAATGCTTTTATGTTTTGCCATGCAGTGTTGAAGAAATTGCCTACGGCATCGGCGATACCGCCTACGAAGTTGCCCAAATCCTGCCATAGTGCTTTGGCACCGCCGACTACGCCGTCCCAGTTTTGGTAGAGCAGGTAAGCGGCAGCAGCCAAAAGCCCCAGCGCGAGGAAAATCGGGTTGGCTAACAATAAACGGCCAATGGTCATAAACCCTTTTATGAAAAGAAAACCGGCCTTTTTTATAAATACAAAGCCTTTGGCCAACAAACCCACACCCGATTTGAAGCGCAAAACGGTAGCCAGCCAATCAGCACCCAGCAAAGCCTTACCGAGCTTCATTGCCACCATAAAGCCACGCCATTCGTTAAGTGCAAACCTAAAGGCTAGGCTGCCTACTTTCAGCGACGCCAACCCGGCAACCATATATACAATCCCGCTGACTATACTTGGGTTTTTGGCTGCCCAATCAGCAAATGCTGAGATCATGGGCTTTACCGCACTGAGCAAGTCATTGATTGCAGGCAACAAGGCATTTCCCACCGTGATGCCGATTTCAATCAGGTGGTTTTTCATAGTTTGCCAGTTGGCAGCAGTTGTAGCGGCACGCGCCTGAAACTCTTTGTTCATACTACCTATGAATTCCTGCTTGCCGTCTTTGGTGGTGTTTTTTAACGCAGCAATAGATTTCTCATAGGTTTCGATACTACCTGCCAATACAGCAATATCGTCTGCATACTCAAGCCCGAACAAATCGACCAGCGCACCCATTTGTTGCTCTTTGGGCAGCTTGTTGAGCTGTTTCATAAAGTCAACGAGTGCCTGTTCACCATTTTGGGCAATGGCTTTTTTCAGGGCTTTGGCATCCGTACCCATGCCGTTCAGAACAGCCTGAAACTTTTTACCCTGTTTATCGGCTGTCATCAGCTTAGTCAGCATGCCATTGATGGCCGTACCTGCTATTTCCGGTGTTTTACCAAGACTAATAAAGGCGTTGGCCAGCGAAGTGGTTTGCAGCTCGGTCAAGCCAAATTGCTTGGCCACACCACCCACCCGACCGAGAGCATTCACAATATCAGATGCCTTAGCCGGGCTTTGGTTGGATAAATGGTTGATGGCATCACCTAAGATACCGATGTTTTTGATAGGGATTTTGTAGACATTGGCCAACTTGGCCATAGAATCGCCGGCTTCATCAGCCGACATGTCGAACGCCACGCTCATTTTGGCGATTTGCTCGGTAAAACCGATAATGTCTTGCCGTGCAACACCAAGCTGACCGCCGCTGGCCGCAATCACCGCCAGCTCTTTACCGGCCATCGGAATGGTACGGGTCAGCTTAAGGATGTCTTGCTGCATCTGTTTAAACTGCTGCGGCGTGTCGAAATCAACTACTTTGCGCACATCCGCCATAGCAGATTCGAAATCCACGGCCAAACGCACAGGCACGGCAATCGAACCGGCAGCAGCCACCGCCCCGAACAACTCGTCTTTAAATTTACCCCGGTTGTCGTAATGCTGCTGGCGTTGTTGTTGCAAAGATGCAATATTCGCCCGTTTGGCATTGATTTTGTCGATAACCTTACCCAGCTCGACATATTCCCGCCTTAACTCGCCCACCCGTTGGCGATTCATACGCAACGGGTTTTCAAGCGTGCTTTTAAGCAGTTTTTGGCGGTTAACCAAACTCTCAGTAGTTTTTTCAAGGTATTTCAGTGATGAACCGACCGTTTTGATACCGGCTATCGCCGCACCTACTGAAGCTCCAATCGTAATACTCAGTGCTAAACCGTTTGCCATATGATGTATTAACCCTTATAGTTAGCGGGAAAGGAGGAAAAGCCGACATGCACGATTACGGAAAGATTTACGATAAAGCTGGCAATATTGCCGTTAAAATTTTCTTTTTCGGTTGGATGGGGACTTTGACTTACTGGGTATTTTCCGTAAGCCCGCATCCTTGGGATATTTCGATAATTATTCCCTTAATGCTGGTTTGGTTTTTCGGCACAGTTTTTGCCCTCTTATTCGGCTTTATTCCTGCCTTGTTGGCCAATATTGTGTTCGGCGGCCTGTTTACTGCACTAGCCTACATTCAACACAAAATTGCCAAATAATCAGACACCTTTTCTGTAACCCGCCTTGATTTGGCGGGTTGCTTCTTTCTGAAAACCCTCAAAATCGTCCAAAGACAAATCTTCTATGGCCGACAACGGCCAACCAAACCACCACGCCATATCGGCACAAGCCGACAGCAGGCGTTGGCTCATTTCCGCTCTGCTGACCGGCGCATAATCTTGCTTATTGCGATACGGCGCGAAAAAATTCTTGCAATGCCTTGTAATCGGCAAAGTCCAGTTCGTCCAAGTCTTCCGGTACCAAGCCTGAAATGCGTGCCATAATCGACAACTCTTGCTCGGCATCGGTCGCAAGACCGGCAACAGCACGGATATCGCCCACTTTCGGGCGTCGCAGGGTCAGTTTCTCCAACATTTCGCCGGTAGCCAAACGCACCGGATATTTCAGTTTGATTTCCTTGCTGACACCCAATTGCTCCTGCATCTTTTTTGCTTCGTTCATTTTTGCAATCCTTTTTCAAAATGCCGTGCGGGGCGGCCTGATTTACCCGCAGTCTGTCTTGTCTGAAGCACCAGTTTAGACTTTCAGGTGGCCCGTGCCTTTTAAACGGGTTTAAAAAAACACCCTGCCAAAAAGCAGGGTGTTGTTTCAAGGTGGCTCACTTTTGCGCCACAACTGCAGTCTATGCGCCGATGTTTTTACGCATCTGAGTCAGCACGTCTTCGCCGTTCACGCGGTAGATGTTTTTCAGCGCGTTGTAATACAACACTTCGCGCCCATCAACTACTTGGCGGATTTCCGTGGCCTGATAGGTGCTACTGTGTTCGGAACGCTCTTTAGGCTTGAAGTTGCCCAAGCCCGCTTTACTCATGGTGGCGGTAATAGTGGTTACCACCGGCACTTCTTTAACCAAGCCGCGGGCATCGTGAATCTGCTGGTTTGCCCGAATCATCAGTTGGGCGGCTCGGAAGGGATGGTAGGCTTTGGCGGCCACTTCGGGGTAAAAACTGTTCCAAGTGATTTCGCCCTCCATCGCTTCGGCACCCGACGGCAGTTTGACCGTACCCCATAATCCCAAGCCCTTAAATTCGTCTTGGGTAATCTCGAAATCAGGCAGTTTTACTTCTGCTGCCTTGCCCAAGTGGTTGTTGCCGTCGATATAGACGTTGGCGTTGTAAATCGCGCGGATGTGTTCGCTCATTTATGACTCCTTATTTGATTTGCTGCCGGATGTGAGGTTGACCAGATACTTGCGGGTCATTCCCGATGTGTAGGTAATGCGTTCGGCCGGCAACTTGGGCGAGAAATCGTATTTAATCGGCACTTGGCCTTTGCTGAAGGCATCAACCAAATCGTAGTCATAATCCAAGCCCACTTCAAAGCCGACAATGCTTTGCAGCGTACCCAAGTAAGTGCGTACGGTCTCCACCAAGCTGTCAATCAGTGCGTCATCAATCGGGCGGTCGACATATTGCAGCGACGCGCGGCGGATGCTTTCGTCGATGATGTCTCCGGTGCGTTGTGCCACTTCGAAGTTTTTAACGTGCGAGGTGGTCGGGAAGCAGGCCAAACGGTTGCCCCATGCGCGGTAGCCTGTGCCGTAGCTGTTGAATACAGTGGTAATGCCTTTTTCGTTGAGGCGGTTGGTTTCGCTCTGCGGGTCGTCCGCACGCGCGGTCAAGCCCACTTCGGTATCGGTTACGCCCAGCAAATCCTTGTTGGAAATGCTCCACCAGTAGCCTTTTTCCACATCGGTCTTCATACGCAGGCCGGCCGCGTGCGTGGCCAAACTCTCGATGCCCAGAATGCCGACAACGTGCGGGAAGAACAGCTGCACGCGGTCGGAAGACGTTTTGAAGTTGATGCTGCCGTTGGGGCCGCGGCCTTCCATCGCCTTGCTCAACGACGTGCCTTTGGGTGCATCGATATAGGCAATGGCCTTGAGCTTCTCGGCCAGCACCGTCAGCGCGGCGGCGCAGGTGGCGGTTTTGTCGTAGCTGGGGGCAATCAGGATTTTGGCATCGGCACCGAAACGGTTGAAGCCTTCCGTCAACAGCTCCATACCGGTGCGCTTGCCGGTAGAGGCTACATACGCGCCGATAATGTCTGCCTCGGATACTTTGGTCGGGTCGGTGTAGGTATAAGTGATTTTGGGAGCGGTGGGCTTGCTTTTATACACAATCTCACCCGTGAGCGTATCGATGGTGTAATGCGTACCTTCAGTTAACGGGCTGCTGCCGTCAACCAAAGCATAGCCTGCCTGCAAAGCGGGCTTGGCCGTGCGGGCGGTCAGTGTGTCCGGGTCAACCGTCAGCACTTCGTTGCTAACGGTGGTTTTGTGCTTGGCCGGGTCGCACACATTGACCACATAAGCCACGCCGCTGCCGTAGCGCGTCCAGATATGGGCGGCATCAGGCAGGGTAAAACCCGCGCCGGTCAATTCGCCGCCCAACGCTGTAAAGTCTTTTTTGGTTTGGCACACGGTCAGCTCGTTGACCGCGCCGACGGGGGCGGTGCCGATGATGGCCGTAATCGCACCGTCAACGGTATAAACGGGTACGGAGCCGCCATCGATTTTGATGGTCTCCGTGCCGTGATGGAAGGCTGCTGCCATAGGTTTACTCCTTTTTGGGTTTTAAATCGGGTTCGGTAGGGTCGCCGTTTTGTCGGTAACGGGCGGCAACAAACAACGGCTGTTTCTCTTCGCGGCATTGCTGCACTTGGTGGGTTTCGGTTTGCACTAAAAGCTGATACTGCCAAGCACCGCCGTCCTCGCTTAAAAACTGCTCGCTAATCAGGTGGCAGGGCAAACAGGCGGGCGGTTGATAGCCCACCACGGCCAAGCGCAGGCGGTCGAGCAAATCCAATGCGGCACCGTCGTTATGCAGGCCGCGCCCGAATACGGTCAGGTGCAGGGTCATCACACGTTGTTGCGAGATGGCACCCAGCTGCTCGATGCTGCCGAATTTACTTCCCTGATAGCCCACCAACACCGCGCCTCTCGGGTGGATAAAACGGTAGGTAGCCGGATTGTCGGGAAACAGGCGCACTTCGGCATCGGGGAGCTGCTCTTGCAGCCATTCTGTAACTGCCTGCAGAATCGGCACGGTAGCGGCCATCAGTAGCCCTCCGTATTCAGCTTCTTACCCGCCCGCACGCGGTATGCGCCGCGCTCGGGTTGCAGTTGGCCGGCAGGTTCTTCCATATTCCGGATACCGAGATGGATTTTGCCGTCGCGGATGGCCGCCAGCATTTTGAGGGCGTTGTCGTAGGCGGCTTGCACTGCCTTCGGGAAGTCCGCCCCGTTGACGCGCCGCTGGTGCAGCCAAAACCGCGCAATATCTGTAGCCAGCTGGGGCAAGATGCCCGGCACCGGCTCCAACGGCAGTGTGTAGCGGCCGCTGATATGGCCGTCTATCAGCTCGGCCGCATAGACGATGGCACGGTCAACCACAGCCCAGTCCGGCTGTTCCGCGCTGCCGTAATGGCTCATTTGGTCATTGCTCAACTGCACCAGCTCGGTCATGCTGACTGCGGCCGCCAAGTCATCGCGGGTAATGTAGCGCATTACGCTTCTTTCGCTTTGCTGCCACGGCCTGATTTGGGTTTGCCTTCCTGCTGAACAGCAGGCGGGTTTTCCTGTTTTTCGGCAGGCGGTGGCGGGTCTTCCTGCAGCGGCGTGCCGTCAGGTTGGTAACCGGCCGCGGCCAAATCTTCGTCTGAAATTTCGCCGGGGATCACATGGGCGGCAACATCCTGATACTGCTCCGGTGTCAGCTCTACTGCTTCGCCCGCTTCGACACGGAAGTCCTCGCCTGCTTCATCCTGCAAAATCAGCGGGGTTTTTGCGATATATACTTTCATAGCCATGATTAACCTTTCAGCAGTACGCGGATAATGTCACCGGCACCGGATGCCGCCGTTAAAGCCGTACCGGCATTATTTTGAGTGCCGGCTACCGCACAGCCTTGGGCATCGGCCGATACTTTCGCACCTACGGTTACCGCACCGCCGGCTTCAACCAGCGCAATGCCGATCACATCGACGGCCAACAAATCGCCCTCATCGGCATCATAAGCAGCGACACCTAAAACAGCCTCATTGGCCTTGGCCTGTTTGCCTGCAAAGGTTACAAAACGGTTTTCCACCACTTTGCCGGTGGTGCGCATGGTGGTGGTCAATGCCACCTGTTTGGTTTGTTTAGCCATTTTTAATTCTCCAAAGGCCGTCTGAAACTACTCGCCGCTGCATGGCAGACCGGTGTACTCCTTCATTTCAGACGGCCTCATATAGTTAAGCAATCGGTTTTTGGAACAGGTAACCGCACGCACCGCCGACTACCGCAGCTTTGCGGATATCGGTATAGCGCACATACTCGACCTTGCCGCCCACACCGTCGAAGCGGTCGACAACCGGCATACCGCGGCGGCGGAAGGTGTAGGCAAACGCCGTTTCGCCCTCGTCGTTACCTTCGCCCACAATGGTCGGGCGCACAATCAAACTGGCAAAATTGCCCCATACATCTTGTGTTGCCTTTTTACCGTCTGCCGAATACACCGCTTCGCCGACAATGATGTCTTCCACATCCAGCAGGTTTTTGAGAATGTCGATGTTGAGCAGCACTTTGCGGTCGGCCGCAGCCAAGTTGCTGCGCAAGCCTTCGTTCATCTTCAGCTTGCTTAACACGGCCGGGCCTACCACCAACACATTCGGGCGGATACCACAGGCGGCACGCACGGTTTCTTTTGCTTCTTCCAACGCTTTCTGTACGTCTGAAGAAGCATGGCTCCACTGTTTTTCAGCCGTGGACGATAAGTCGACGGTATGGCCGGATTGATATGCAGATTTATCCTGAATCAAGCGGGCGATTTCCAATTCCTGCTTCAGCTGGATACCTGCGGTAACACGACGGGTAGCCTTGGCTTTTTCATCGTGGCGGCTTTCGTGCTGTTCGCGGTAATCCACACCTGCGGCCAAATCATGTTCTTCCAGCACCACCGGCATGGTTTTAGCTTGATCCAGCGTAATCACATTGCTGTCCGCACCTACCGCACGTTCGGTTTCATACTCAATAAACGAGCCTTTACCGTACACCGGCACTTTGATGCCTTCCTTCTCGGCATACACCATCGGTGCGATTTTTTCGCCGACAAAGCCCGCTTGTCGGTAACCGACCGCCAAATGGGTCAGCACCTCGTCTTTTTCGCGCAGGGCTGCTAAATGTTTGCTCATGTTTTTTCCTTTTCGATACGGATTAATCTTGCGCCGTGCGGCTTGCCGCTTCGGCATAGGTGCAGCCGTGCGCCTTTTGGTAAGCCAGCGCACGTTCGTGGTGGCTCATGCCTTCGGCAAATTCAACAGGCTGGCCTTTGGCCATTTCACCCGTAGGCAGCTGCTTGGGCAGCACCGCGCTTAAAAACGCGCGCAAAGCTTCGCTGAGCGGCTTTTTATTGCCGCCTTCGCCGAAATCGACGCTGGTATGCTCCGGGTATTCGGCAAAGTCCAGCACTTGGACAACCAAGTCTTTGTCGGCAGGTTTCAGACGGCCGTCTTTAACCAAGCCTTCGGCAAATTGGGTGTTTTGTTGGTGCGCACCGTCGCGCAGGGCCTTGTCCTGCTCGTCTTGAAGCTTTTTCAGCTCCGCCTTGGCTTGAGCAGCGTCAGCCTCGGCTTTTTCACGGGCTGCCTTTTCGGCCGCCAGTTGTTCTTCGGTCGCCATATCGGTCTCCTTAATCGATTCATGGGTTTGGGTTTCGGGGTTGGGTTGGGGTTGAGGGTCGGCAAATGCCGGCGATAATGATTCGGGCGGATTGCCCCATGCAGCGGTTTCTTCGATGTCGCGGATTTCCCAATCGGAAACGACCTTGTCGGCAGTGGCGATGTCATACTGCTCGATCAGCCAGTCGCGCAGGCGGCGGAAAATCGATGCCGCGCGGCGGTGGGCAACTTCCGCAAACTCGACAAACTGCTCGCCTTCGGCAAAATTGATGGGAGCCAAACCTTTAACCGCAGGCGGTTGTGCGCCCAAAAAGCCCACATGGCGCACATACCATTTACCGGGAACGGGATTGCTGGGGCTGCCGGGCGGATAAAAGCTGGCCGATACTTTTTTGTAGCGGCCTGCCTTAACCAACCCGGCAAAAGCGTCGTCCACTTGGGCAAAATCCGCAGACAGCACGCCGTCTGAAACGGTTAAGCCGCCCACCCATCCGTAGGCGGGGTCGTCGGTTTTAGGGTGGCCGACCACTACCGGCGCTTCGTGCAGCTTCGGGTCGTAACACGCCGCCGCCTCGGCAAGGTCGGCAGCCGTAATGGTGACCTTGTTGCCGTTGTTGTCGGTGTGCGTGCCTGCCCTAAAAATCTCGTAAGCCATAAAAAAATCCCTGCATTTGCTGTTGCAGGGATTGTCGCTTGAGGCCGATTTCAAATCTTTTAAACGGGTTTAAAAATCACGATTCCAAAGGCCGTCTGAAAATACCGCCAAAAACGCGTTTTAAGCGCATTTTACCTTTCAGACAGGCAAACTCCCGACCACATGCCGAAACGGCGTAAAAAAGCGGTCAAAACCGATTTGACCGCTATATTTAATTAGACAGCAGATTATCAACTGCAGCCGCTGAATAAATCCGCTTGGTTTTCTTTGATTTTAGCTTGCCGCACGCGCTCGACGATGCGGTAAATCCACTGCTCCGAAAACCCGTATTCTTTCGCCAGCTCCCGTTGGTTGGTACCGTCGAATTTTTCAAAAATCTCCAGATCACGTTCGTCTATGCCCCACAAGATACCTTGCGGGATATAAATGTTTTGTCCGCCCCATTCGCGGGCCATGCGCTTGGCCACACTGTCGCCCACCGCTTTGGCCGCCGCTTTATCCACTCCGCGCTGCAATACTTCCTCGCTCACTTTTGCCGCCAAGTCCGACAGCAATTCCGGTATTCGTGCATCAGCCATTATTTACCTCCGTTTTCAACCCGTTTTTTCCATTCCTTCAGATGCTCAATCACTTTTGACGCATCATCCACACCCAACCAATTCTGATAATCCACCCCCGTCATACGTTTTACAAACTTGGCCAACGCCAGCTCGGAGGCATTACGCACCGCACCGAGCTTATGTAGCTCAAGCCACAATGCCCTGATTTTTTTAATCTGCGCATCCACCGCCACATGTGCATCATGTACCGGTATATCCGGCTTAGCCTGTTTGGCTTGCGCTTTGGTCGTTACTACAAAACCTTGCGCCTTCAATTGCTTCAGCACCCACTCCAATTCATCGACTGACAAAGCCTTGCTGCTGGTCTTGCCGTGCGAGGCATTGGCCAACAAAGTGCGGTATGCCGCGTCATCCATCATCAGTTGGCCTTTGGCCACATGGATAAGCTTAATCAGCCGTGCCTTCTTCTGTGCTTTGGTTTCTTTCATTTTGTTTTCTTTCCGTAACCGTTTACAGAGGCCGTCTGTAAAATTCAGACGGCCTGAATAAAAGGCTTCGGCCTTAGTTGACCGCATCCTTCAGCGCCTTGCCCGGCTTGAATTTAGGGGTCTTGTGTGCTGCGATGGTCAGCAGCTCGCCGGTTTTGGGATTGCGGCCTTGGCGTTCCGGTTTGTCGGCGACGGTAAAAGTGCCGAAACCTACCAGCGTGATGTCGTTACCGTCTTTCAGTTCTTGCTTCACGACTTCAACAAAGCCGTCTAAGAATACAGCCACATCATTTTTATGCAGCTCGGTTTCGTCAGCAATGGCTTGGATTAACTCGGATTTATTCATGTTTTACTCCTGTTGGTTGATTTGCGGCAAACCGTGCCGCGCGGGTTGGTAAATTATTGGTTTTTCGGTTTAGGAAATCTCTTCCATCAATCTATCTAAAACCTTTGCTTTTAGTGTTTCTACTACTTGGGGCACACTTTCTATCATTCCCTGCCCAATCAGATAAGCCATACTGAATTTTTCAGGGGGGTACTCCATTCCTTCATGTGTTACCACTACTTCCATTGGATTTTCCGGTTTATCTTCAATCCTAATCAAAATTTCCATCATTACACCTTCGCAATATCCAAGTTAACCAGCTGGTATTCGCCCGCATCGTCGCGGCGGTACACCCGTACAAACGGCTTGCTGATATGCACTTTCAGGCTGTCCGAGAGTGCGTCCATTGCACGTTTCCACTTGTCGTCGCTGATTTGCAGGCGGCGCAGGCCGAGTACGCGGGCGGTGCTGATATTGCCTTCCTTATCCACCTGAAACGCCGCATTAATCAGCGTTTTCAATTCGGTGCGGCTGCCTTCCGTCCACTCGTTGATGCACTCGTCAATCAGGGCTTTGGCCGCAATCAAGCCTTCATCGAAGACCAAAGTATCCTGCATCGCCAGTTGCACACGGTACGCGCCGTCGAAGCTGTGCAGGCTGATGTTGCCTTTCTTGCCGCCCACTTTTACATCGTAGCGGTCTGCGGAAAGCTGTACGAATGCGGCAATATCGTCCATTGCCTCGCGTTTGAAATCCGAGATGCGTTGTTGCACTTCGGCTGCCTTGCCTGCCAACTCCATCACCAGCTCGTCACGGAGCAGGTCGATTTCGCGGATATTGGCCACCGGCACCAAATTGCCTTTGGCATCTTTGCGGTATTGGCTTAAATCAGTCATTTTATTATCTCCTTGCATTAATCATAATCTTTTAAGTTATCTATAATCTGCATTACCAAATCCTTTTCAAATCCGTTATCGGCTGCAAATCTATCAAATTCCTCGAAATACTCTGTAAGAAACTCAAGGAGCAAGTCACTTTCTTGGGCATCAAAAGTTTTCATTTTTCCTTATCTTTCTGCCTTGCGGCGTAAATCTGTTTACATTCTTCCACCGTGCGGTGGCGGGGGCCGTGTATCCAATCCCGGTTCATTACCGGAGCATCTTTCAGACGGCCTTTCATTTCTTCCAGCATGGCTTTGCCGTATTCCGTCGGTCTGTGCTTCTTCTCTATTCTCGGCACCATCTTGATCACGGGAGGCGGGAGCAGGCGCATAAGCTCGGCGGGGTTGGGCCATTCGGTTGCGGTGGCGGCTATCGTTTCAAACGCAGCCTTAACGCGGTCGGCATCCTGCCCTGATTGCCATTTCTGTTTACTCAACAAGCCGTACCATATTTTCGCTACCGCCGTTAAATCGGCTGCGGCAGGACGACCCTTTAAATTCAAAGCCGACAGCAGCATAAAACCTGCCGCGATTTCTTTTCTCAACCATTCAATTTCCTCCCTCATTTGCCCACTCCACCAATCCGCCTACACCTTGTCTCAGCTTGGACTCTGCCGCGTTTCCTTCTTTCTGTAGCTGAACAACCGCCGCCACCGCCATACCCGCTGTCTTTTCCGGTGTCCAAAACGTGATGTTTTCGAGCAGGTAGCCGTGGCTGGTCAGCGGCGGCTTCAGCTTGCCCATATCGCGGGCTTCGAGGCAGCGGCCAAATGCCCAAATCCAAGCCTCGCGGGGAGCGGGGTAGGCTCGCCTGTTGCGGCTGATTTCGCCTGCCCGAATCATCGGAGCAATCTCACCCACCAGTTTGGCCACACGGGCGAAGGTCAAATCTTTTTCAGACGGCCTGAACAAAGTCAGGTACTTCAGGCAGCTTTTCACCAGCTCGTCTGATATGCCGGTCAGTTCCACTAAAGCATTACGGGCTTCATCATGGGCAACCAGCACATCAAGGCTCATACTTGCCCCGCAGCTGGGGCATTTCACTTTCATTTCAGACGGCCTCCCGATTGGCCAACTGCATATCCCTCACGCTTACCAGCCTCAAGGCCGTCTGAACAATTGATGTCTCATCTTCTTCAGGATTACCCGACACCATTGTCAGGATAAATTCATCGCGCACCGTCAAAAGTGTGCACCACAAACTTCCTCTGTCGTCCCGACTCACTTTGGCTTTGATATTGCTGTAATCCCATTCTATGCGGCACATTGTTCTTCCCCTTCCTTCACGCTGTAAACCACGGTTTTCTTAATCTTGCCGCGCCGCTCCATCTTGGCCAGCTCGGCCTTTACTTCATCTTCGCCCACCTGCATCACGTCGGCCAAAAACGCGGCGGAACATGGATATTCCATCAATTCGAGCATTCGTTTCTTCATCGGTAAGCCTCCGCATCGCCGCGCATCCAGTTGAAATCTTCCTGCTCGTAGGCTTTAAGCATTTCACGCACCGCATCGTCTGCTTCGCGTTGTTTCTGCGCCATCAGCGCAGAGGTGTCGTTGCTGCCTTGATATTCCGATGCCGCATAATGCGCAGGAGGGCTGTAAGGCTGTTCGATATGGCTTTGGCAGCTTAAAAGTATCGCGCAAGCAAAGCCCCATACTGTTTTTTCAATGATATCCGCCATCTCACACCACGCTTTCTTCGGCTTCGGTTTCATCAACGCCTGCTTCAACTGCAAGTTTCACAATACCTTCCCAAGTCAGCATAAACATCTTGCCGGTGGCTTTGCTGTGAACAATCGGGTTGCCTGTGGCAGTTATCTGCATGTCGTACTCTTTACCGCCCATATTGCCGGTACCAATGTCTCTACGCAGCATCAAAGCACTTGCCTCAAGCATTTCTCCGTATTCTGATTGCTTCTTCATCTCACACCCCCTTAACCACATCGGCATCGACAATATCAAAACCCAGTTCCGCCGCCTGATTCATCGCCGCGCTCACCAAATTGTTAACCGCCAGCGGATACAGCAGGCTGTGCTGCTCTGCGCCTTTTGCCGTGCGGCTGCGTACCGTCAGGCGGTCGGCAATCGCATCAATGGCACTTTCGTCCATCACTTTGGCGATGTCGCCGCCTGCTCGCTCAAACTTGTGTTTCAGATAGCCTTTGAGCTTGCCATCGGTCAGTGGCAGCAGAGTGACCAGCTCGCAGCGTTGCACCACTTCGCGTACATGCGGATTGTTTTCCGCCAGCTTCTGCGCCAGCTCCGTTTGCCCGATTAATACAATGCCGAGCAGTCGTTCAAAGCCGTTTTTCAGCTCGAAAAAGCGTTTCAGGTGTTTAAGCGTCGGCACCGGCATGCCGTGGGCTTCCTCAATTATCAGCACATGCTTGTTGCCTGCGCGTGCGCTTTCCTGCAGGGCGCGGTGTACTTGGCGGAAACGCGCCTCGGCGTCGCGGTAGGGCTTCACGCCCGGGGCAACGGCTTCCAAAATCGCGGCGGCGATATGCGCGGCTTTCAGGGTTTTGCCCTTGATGTCGTTGTCTTCCATCGCCAACACATACGGCTCGATCATGATGATCTGTTTGCCTTCGCGGTTGATGCGGTCTTGCAGGTCTTCGCGCAGGGTGGATTTGCCCGCGCCGCTCTCGCCCACTACCGCCACAAAGCCGCCGTGGCAGGCCGTCTGAAACATTGCCTCGCGCACATAACGCACATCGGGCGTTAAAAATACGTCGGCAGCTTCGCGGATTTCGTCGTTAAACGGGTCTCGCGGTAAGCCGAAATGCTGCTTGGCGGCTTGTGTTAATGTGGCTTTTCGTAATAACATCTCGTTGTCCTCGCTTTCATTAGGGTGGGCAGGTGCGGTTTCCGGGTTTCTCAGGCCAGCAGGAATATCCGCACCATTTGTTTCAAAATACTGTCTTAACTTCTCACGCAGCCGGTCTGCGTCTTTTTTCGGCCATTTGCCGTGTACCACCGCATTCACTAAAGCGGTTTTACTGCACCCGATTTCAGCGGCAGCGGCGGTATACGATTTGCCTAACTTTTTAAATTCTTCCTTCATCATGCCCCTTTAACCAATTTCAACTTGCCCGCCGTTTTCAGACGGCCTGCCACATCATCCAACTGGCTGGCCAACACACCGTCGGGATAATTGGCCTTGATAAACGCCACCGCCTGCTTCCAGTCTCCGCCGTCGGCTTCGATACGCGGTTTCAGCAGCTTGGCCATTTCTACCTTGTTCAACACCTGCTCGTTTACTTCCATGCGGTTGTAATCCATTTGGGTGCCTTGCCGCTCGATGTAGAGCGTATTGCGTGCGGCCAGCGTATCTTCCTGATGCTTGTATGGGTCGATACGTCCGCCGAAGGGTAAGGCTTTCGCCTTGCGTTTGGCGGCGGCTTCGGCCAACGTGGCCGCGCCCATCGCCAGCTTCTCTTGCGCCTTCTTGGCTTGCTGGGCGGGAGTATCGGCGGTGGGCTTGTATTCCTTGCCCATCAACGCGGCAGATTCTCGGAAGCCAAACTCGTCAAACTCGATGGCGGTTACCGCTTGCCATACCTCGTTACCGTCGGCATCCCATGTCGCCACCCGTGCGCCGGTTTCATCCCAAGGGTTTTTGGCAACCAGCACCTTTTGCCCCACAATCACACCCGGTATCTCTTTCACGCTGTAATAACGACCGCCGAAGCGTATTTCCAACTCGGGCGACACTTTCGCTTCTTTCGGTGCGCTCACTGCCAGCTCTCTGCAATATTCCGCAGGCGGCGGCAGGATAAGCTGCTCGGCCTTGATTTTGTTCCACGCTTGGTAGCGCGTCATACCGTGGCGGCTGTGTTCTTTGGTACCGTTGTAGTAGCGCATCCAGCGTTCGGCCAAACCGTTAAGCTCGTCAATGCTTTCCACTTCCACCAATTTCAGGCTGGATTCAAAAGCCGTTTCTACGATGTCGTTGGCCTTTTCCACCTGCCCTTTGGCTCTCGGATTACCCGGTTTGTTTATCTGCACATGCACATCCAACGCTTTGCAGAGGTTTTTAAATGCTGCCGAGGTATTCGCGCTGCCCGGGTCGAGCATCACGTTTTTCGGCACGCCCCTAATCGGGTCTTTCGCCACATCTGCCTTCTGCTGCATCATGTAGATGAAAAAATCACACAAATTGGCCGATGTCTCGCCGCCGAAGTAGTAGCGCACGCAGATGGTGCCGCTGGTATGGTCGGTGCCGGTATAACGCCACACCCTGTCCAGCTCGATTTTTTTCAGATTACCGGGCTTGTTTTTGTAAAACTCTTCATAACCGGCTACCCGCAAGCCCGTATCTTTGCCGTTGCGCGGCAGGTAGTAGAGCACACACAAGCTCGGGTCGATTTGCCACCATTGATTGGGGTGTTCCGATTTCATCCGCGTTACCGGTTCAGGTTGTAAAAGCTGGTCGGGGTGCAGCTTGTATTCCCGTAACGCCCGCACAATGGTGCTGTCTGATAGTTTGCTTACTTCGCCGGTAGCTTCATCAACCCTCTCGGCGGCAATCTCGCCATTGGCTCTCAACATTTCTACCGCTGCCGATACCGTAGTGAGCCGTTTGCCGTTTTTACGCATCGTTTCCATCACCAAAGTGCTGATGGCCTGCGCTTCTTCATAGGTCAAGGCCGATTTGCCTGCATCGGCGCGGCGTTTGCGGGTCGGCTTCAATACCACCTCATCCAACTTCCGGTGCAACGTTGCCAAGCTGATGCCCAACGCTTCGGCCTGTTCTTTCAGATAGGCCGTCTTACCGCCGCGCCCGCACTTTTCGGCTTCGCGGGCGATTTCACTTAAACGCTCCGTCATTGCCGCATTCATGATTAATCTCCATTGCCTTGCTCAGGATCGTAATCTTTCAACCATTCCGGCACTTCGTCCGTGGGTGCTTCTTCGGGCAGGGCAAACAGCTCGCGCAGCATTTCCGCATCCCGTATCACCTGATTGATGCTGCCCACCATCTGTGCACGGTGGTCAAAGCCGTGCGCTGCGCCGTGGGCAACCAGTTGCTCGAATAAATCGCGCAGGCGGCTGATATCCGAGCGCACACCGATTACCGCCGTACTCAATCGCATGGTCAGCTCGCTGGCCACATCTTGCGGCTTAGGCTCTTTAACCTGCTTCTTGGCCAGTTTTTCCGCCAGTTCGTCCACCTTTTTGTTTTTGTCGGCAATTACTTTGTCTTTGGCTTCGGCAGTTTCGCGGCTTTCGCGTAGAGCGACGCGCAGTTCTCGCACTGTCATTCTGTCCACATCGTCAAAGGTATGGCCGTTGATATCGCCGCCTTCAGCAAGCTCAACCAGCGTCACATCATCTTCCACCAGCAGTTCAAGCAGCTTCGACTTGCCCAAATCCATCAGTTTGGCTTGGGCTTTCTGCATTTGCGGAGTAGCAAAGCGTTGAGTGGCAGACATCAAGCGTGCGGCTGCACTTTTATCAATGCCGAATTGGGTTTTTACGATTTCAACAAAACGTCCGTGCTCGGTGTGTTCTTTCAAAACAATCAATGCTCTGCCTAGCTCAAACATGCCTTCCATTGTTTGTCGCACCGCTTGACGGCCACGCTCAATCCAACGTTCTTCGCTATACGCTTCACCGTTGCCCCATTGTTCCATCACCATCATGCTATGCATGGCTGCACGCTTGATTTCTCCATTGTCGTGTTCGATAACATCTGTATTGCTCATTTTTCATTCTCCAAAAGTTGCGACGTCGCAACTTTTCAAATTCTGTTTACCCGTTGATTCAGCTCTTCCAGCTTTGCCACCAGCATTTCATGCTGTCTTCTATACCGCTCTGCGATTTGCAGGGTTTTTACACTGTAAGCAAAATTGCCGTTATCCAGCTTTACCACCAATCCCGCCGCTATCAGGTCTTCCAAATCCCGGCTCACATGCACCGGCGAGATGCCGAGGCCGTCTGAAATCTCTTTATTACTGACCCCGATAATCGGGTGCGCTTCCAGCGATTTAAATACGCTTAACAGCCGCTGTCCTTTACTGCTCGCCATCTTGTTACTCCTTATGCGGCTGCTTTTAACCCCAGCTTCACGGCAATTTCATGGGCTTTACCACGTCGAGCTTTCGTAAAACCGTTGACTACTCGATAAACATCTTGCGGCCTGTAGCCGTTTTCTTCTGCCCATCCCGCAAAAGTTATCCCTTTATCTCGGAATTGTTCCTTTAACTCGGTAGGAGATAGAACTTTTTTCATTTTCTGCTATCCTTTCTTATGGCAAATTGTTTTGCGATTTATGGCAATAATAAACGGATTATTTACCATTTGCAAGATTATTTCTTAATATAAATAGGAATAAATCACATGAGTTTGATTTTTATAGATAATATCCGCGCGATAATGGAACAGGAAAGCATGAGTGCTGCTGCCTTTGCTGCAAAAATCGGAGAAAAAACAAGCCGAGTAAACGATGTTCTACAAGGAAAACAGCGGCCACCCTTTGATATGCTGGAAAAAATCCTAAGCACTTTTGATGTGGATGCAAGATGGTTAATACTTGGTGATAATTCCCAAATAAGGAATATTTCCAATGACTCTGACGAGTTTGCACTAATTCCTATGTACGATGTAGAAGTATCTGCTGGAAGTGGTGCAGTGGCATATGGAGAGATAGAACCAACTCATAGATTGGCGTTTAGAAGAGATTGGCTTGCGTCACGCGGACTATATGAAAAAGACTTGCATGTTGTTATTGCGAGGGGCGACAGCATGGAACCTACCATACATGGCAAAGATACTTTGCTAATAGATACTTCCAAATCAACCCCAAGAGATGGTCACATCTATGTTATACGCTCGGGGGACACCCTTTGGGTAAAAAGGATACAGCGACAATTTGATAAAAGCCTATTGTTGATATCTGACAATACAGCTTATCCCCCTTTGCCTCTCAATCTCGCGGAGCATCCTGATATCCAAGTGATCGGACAAGTTGTGAATGTATCAAAAGAATTGAACTAAAATCTAAAATTGATATACCTGATACCTTCTTTGAGTATTTTTGTCCTAAAAAACTTAATTCCCTGTGATATAGTTTCAATATTAATAAATATTCAACTATTACGAGATTAAAATGATCAAACGTCTACTTTTTATAAGCTCTTTATTGGCCGTGGCTTCTAGTAATGTTTACGCAGAGAGTTATGTCATAATAGGAGGGATGATTGGGCCTCATCCAAAAGACTTTACTGAAAGATTTAATGCAATCAAAGGGGATTCTCCTATTACTTTGCGAAGAATACATATAACGGCGCAGAAAGGAACTCAAGTTCAGTCTCTTGGAAATGGTGTCACATTAAAAGCACATAAAGTGACAGCAGGAGATGCCTTTAAAAGTATTAAAATATCTTGCTCCGGCCTTCAACATGAGAAAAAAATGTATGCATGCCTATTTGGAATGGTTACTGTCGCTCTTTCAGTTGATACTTCTCTTCACAATCGGGACTTTACCAATATAATCCAGCAAGCAGTTAATACAGGAAAGGCGATACATAACCAATCAGGCGTAGATTACATCATTACAGCTGATACAAATAAAAAAACTATGTCAATGCTGGTCAAAGCTGATACTCCTGAAAGAAGAGAAAAAATGGATGACATAGATGAAGAATATATGAAAAGTAACAAGTGTAATCCATCAATTGAACTTTGCATTAAATCTAAATAAATCTATCTTTGGTTTTAAATAATCCAATGTATATGTAAGTTTCTGCCAATTAATTTATATTTGGTATTCTTGTTAAATGATCACAAAACGGAGAATGTATGAAAAATATCTATTTAGCTTTACTCACTACTTCTTTAGCGTTAGTACCGTCTTCTGCTTTTGCAGCAAAAAAATGTGCTGATTTTAAAACACAGAAAGAAGCTCAAGCCCATTATGAAAAGCTCAAAAGATCAGGGCAAACAGGCTGGAAAAGTTTAGATAGAGATGGAGACGGACGGGCTTGTGACTGCAATGCAGGCGGCAGCGGTAAGAACTGCCCCGGGAAGCGTAAAAAATAAACTAAGATACAATAAGGCCGTCTGAAAGCTGTGTTTTCAGACGGCCTTTCATGATTTTAAAACAGGGGGAAGAATGAAAAAAATATTAACTGTATTAATTGCGCTATATAGCGGCCAAGCCTTAGCTCAAAATATCAGTTGTACGGTTGTCGGCATTGCCGACGGGGATACGCTTACTTGTCTGACTGCTTCCAAACAACAGATTAAAGTGCGTCTGAATCAAATTGACGCACCAGAAAAAAAACAGGCATTTGGCAATGCTTCTAAAAAGAAGCTGTCTTCGTTGGTGTTTCAGAAAAACGTATTACTCAAAACCGATGGTACAGATAAATACGGCCGCACCATTGCCGAAGTATTTTCAGACGGCCAAAACGTTAACAAGGAGATGGTGCGCTCAGGCTATGCATGGGCATATCGGAAGTATTTAAAGGATAGCCAATATCTTCAATTGGAAAAACAGGCACGGGCTGCCAGTTTGGGATTGTGGTCTGAACCCAATCCTATTTATCCTAGTGAGTTCCGACATGGGGAACGCCCCAAAACCGTTACAAGTTCGGTTCAGCCAAAACAAGCATCGCCTTCAGGACGTTTTGTATGTGGTGGAAAACGCTTCTGTAAGCAAATGACCTCTTGTGCGGAAGCGAAATTCTATCTTAACCAATGTGGTGTAACCCGCCTTGATAGAGATGGAGATGGCAGGCCGTGTGAAAGCATCTGTTGATTTTTAAACCCGTTTAAAAGCCCAAAAGCATAAACCCCTTCAAAATCCCTGTAACGAAACAACTGTTACAGGGATTTTTCTTATGCCTAAATTCAACCAATTTATCAATCGTGTCCTCTCTCACGAAGGAGGGCATGTCAACCACCCCAAAGACCCCGGTGGGGAGACAAACTGGGGCATTACCAAACGCACGGCAACGGCCAACGGCTACACCGGCTCAATGCGTAATATGACTCGCAATCAGGCCATTGAAATTTACCGTAAAGCATTTTGGGAACGCTACCACGCCGACAAAATGCCCGATGCAGTGGCTTTCCAATTTTTCGACTCGTGCATCAACCACGGATATGGCAATGCGGCACGCATGCTGCAACGTGCTGCGGGTGTGGCTGATGACGGCGCAATCGGACAAATCAGCCTCAATGCCATCAATGCCATGCCGGAAAACGACTTGCTGTTGCGCTTCAATGCCGAGCGTTTGAGTTTCTACACCAAGTTAAGCACCTTCGGCACTTTCGGCAAAGGGTGGGTAAGACGTGTTGCGGAAAATCTGCTGCACGCGTCAAAAGACAACAAGGAATAAGCGATGAAAAAAACATTGTTTGCGGCCGCTTTATCTTTGCTTGCCGCACCGCCTGTACAAATGCCTACCCGTATCCGCGTAGCAGACAAGCTGTCGGTTAATTTTCCCTGTGGAAAGCGCGGCAAATCAGGTGTAGCTGCCGCCCGCCGTGCCGCCAAACAGAGAAAGGCGCGGAAATGAAATTCCTCAAATGGTTAGGCGGCCTGATCACCAATCCCGCAACAGGTCATATTTCGCATACCAAGTTTTGGGCGAACGTAGCCGCCGCCGTGATGACCGCTAAGTTTGTCATAGCGGCCGATACGCCCGAATGGTTATGGTGGGCATACGGCTCGATGGTAGGCGGTTACGCCTTAATCAAGCGCGGCATGGCGGTTATTCCGCAGGTAGCGCAAATCAACAAAGGATCAAACGATGTGGGCGAATAACGTGGTTCTACGCACTGCCGTTTCTGCAGGTTTGCTGGTGGCTGCGGTTTTGGCACTCTACTTCGCCGGCCGCATCGATGGATACCGCACCGCCCAAGCGGAAGCGGAGCAGGATAAGCAGGAAATCATCGGCATTTATCAGGGCGCGGCTTTGGCGGCCGAGATTCAATACAGCGAGAAGCTGGCTGAGGCGGCCGCTGAAAAACAAAAGTGGTTTGACTTCGCTCAGGCACAAAGCGTGAAACTGGCCGCAGCCAATCGTGCGCTGGATGTCAAAACCGCCCAACTACAGGAGCAAATCTCTCATGCAATTAAAAAAGACGGTGATGCTTTTAGCGGTATCGGCCCTGACAGCCTGCGCGAATACAACCGCGCCTTCGGCTACGCCGATCATTAAAGTGGTCGAGCAGCCCGTGCTGCCGCCCGTGTCTTCCGAGCTGCTGGTCACTCACGAACGCCCCGAGCGTCCGACCGGCGGCTCACCCGAACAACTGTTAAATCATGCCGTCCGCTACGGGGCATACTGCCAGCGCATCGACTGGCAGGTTAAAGGATGGCAAGAATGGTATCAAACCGGTAAGCAGAAAGAACAAAAATGACCGACATTGCCGACAAAGCGTCTGAAAGCGCAGACTTATTCTTGGCCGAAGCCCTCTATAAAGCAGGCAGGCCGTCTGAAAACGGAGCGTCAGCGGAGTTTCTGCGAAGCAAAAACAACGGCGTAAGCAACTACGAATGCGATGACTGCGGCGACCCGATTCCCGAAGCCCGCCGCCAAGCCGTCCCCGGATGTACGCGATGCGTGTATTGCCAAGAATATTTTGAACACGGATACCCCTAAAAAATGGATAACAAAACCTTTATCAGCATCGAATTTTGGCAACTGGTCGGCTTTTTGTTGTCCTTTCTGGGGGTGTGCTGGGGCTTCGGCAAAATGTTGTTGGCCCAGTTCCAAGCACATCAGGACGAACGTCAGAAGCAACAAGAACGTTTACAGGGCAAAGTCGAAAACATGGAAAAACAGCTTGGCGAATTTTCTGCTCAGTTGCCGATGACCTATGTAATGCGTGATGACTACATCCGTAATCAAGTGGTTTTGGAACATAAAATCGACAAAATGACCGAGAAACTTACTGAAATATACAAAATGGAAAGTTCAAGAAAATGATTAGCGAAGAATTGATTGCCAAACAACGCCGTGAGGGTATGCGTTGGAACATCATTAATACCCTTGATAAGGCACGCCCGCATACTACCTGCGAAACTTTTTTAATTGAACTCATGAATACGATTTATCCACAGACTACTGCAATGGAAGTGCGTCAGCAGCTTGACTATTTGGCCGACCGCAAACTGGTGGAACTCAACAAAACCCCACACGGGCTTTGGTTTGCCGATTTGACCAGTTTGGGCGTGGACATCGCAGAGTATACGGTGGCATGTTATCCCGGTATCGCCCGCCCCGAAAAGGTATGGAGCTGACATGGCCAAGCGCAGCACCATAGACCAACTCCCCGAAGCCGTCCGCCACGAGTTCGAACGCAAGCTCGTGGAAAACGGCTTTTGCGATTACGCGGCAATGGCCGAATGGCTACAGGAGCAGGGCTACGAAATCAGCCGCTCTGCGGCGCACCGTTACGGCCAAAAAGTGCAACGGCGCTTTGCCGCCATCAAATCCAGCACCGAAGCGGCACGCCTGATTGCCGAAGGTGCGGCAGACGAAGGCGACACCCGCTCCGAAGCATTGATGGCCATGCTGCAAACCGAGCTGTTTGATGCACTGGTGCAAATCGGCGAGATGGATAACGAAAAACTAAACGCGCTCGACCGTTTTGGCGTGATGGCCGAAGGTGCCAAAAAAATCAGCGGCCTGATTTCCGCCAGCACGCGGCTGAAAGAGTATCAGGCCAAAGTTAAGGCCAAAGTGGCAGCGGCAGCCGAAGATGTGGCCAAGCAGGCCAAAAAAGGCGGCCTGAGTGATGAAGCAGCGGAAGCCATCCGTAAACAGATATTGGGTATTGCATCATGAGGCCGTCTGAAAACGAGCGCAGCGAGTTTCTGCGAAGCAAAACTAACCGTAACGCCCCTTTATTTGATAAAGGGGCGGCAAGCAGAATGCTTGGCGAAGACCGTACCCCTGCGGCACTCTTGCCATACCAGCAGGCATGGTGCGCCGACCAGTCCCCGGTCAAACTGTGCGAAAAGTCCCGCCGTATCGGTTTGAGCTGGGGCGAGGCCGCCGACACTGCGCTGTTGGCGGCATCTTCCAAAGGCATGGATGCTTGGTATATCGGCTATAACAAAGATATGGCCTTGGAGTTTATACGCGACTGTGCCGGATGGGCGAAGCATTACCAGTTGGCAGCCGGCGAAATCGAAGAAACCGAAGAAGTGTTTGTCGAGGGCGACGACCGCCAATCCGTGCTGGCTTTCGTTATCCGCTTTGCTTCCGGCTGGCGGGTTACCGCCTTATCCAGCCGTCCCAGCAACCTGCGTGGTAAGCAGGGGCGCGTGATTATTGATGAGGCGGCGTTCCACGACCAGCTTTCCGAGCTGCTCAAAGCGGCAATGGCCTTGCTGATGTGGGGCGGTCAGGTGCATATCATCAGCACGCATGATGGCGTCGACAACCCGTTTAACGAGCTGATTAATGATGTGCGCGCGGGTAAAAAGCCGTATTCCATCCACCGCATTACGTTTGACGAAGCAGTAGAGCAAGGATTGTACCGCCGCATCTGCCTGCGTTTAGGTAAAGAGTGGACACCCGAAGGCGAAGCCGCATGGTGCAAAGAAATCCGCGATTTTTACGGCGATGATGCGTCTGAAGAGTTGGACTGTATCCCGAAAAACGGCGGCGGCAAATGGCTGAATCGCGCCTTAATCGAAAGCCGTATGGATGCTTATACCCCCGTTATCCGCTACGACCAAACCGATGCCTTCGGATTGTTACCCGAGCATAAACGGGCAGCCGAAGTAGACGACTGGATAGCCAACACCCTGCAACCCTTGTTAAACGGCCTCGACAAAACCCGCGTCAGCTTTGTCGGCGAAGACTTCGCCCGCTCAGGCGACCGTACCGTGATCGTGCCGCTGTTGCAGCAGCAAAACCTGATGCTCAATCCGCCGTTTGTATTGGAGCTGGGCAATATGCCGTTTAAGCAGCAGGAGCAAATCCTTGCCCACCTGATGCACGGCCTGCCCAATCTGCGCGGCGCGGCCTTTGATGCCCGCGGCAACGGCCAATCGCTGGCCGAGGCCATGCAGGATGAGTTCGGCCCCAGCATTGTCGAGCCGGTGATGCTCACCGAAAACTGGTACCGCCTGCATACCGCCCCGTTTAAAGCCGCACTGGAAGACGGCACGCTGGATAAATTGCCTAAAGACGAGGACATCCTCAACGATTTAAGAGCGTTTGAGTTGATTAACGGCGTGCCGCGTATCCCTGCCACCCGTACCAAAGGCTCAGACGGCCAAAAACGCCACGGCGACGCGGGCATTGCTTTTGTATTGGCTCACTATGCCAGCCGCGAACTCAATATCGGCCCGGTCAAAGTAGCCAGCCGAAAAGGCCGACGCCGCAGCCGTTTCACTCAAGGATATTAAGATGGCCAAACCCCATTTGAAACTGAAAACCACCCAAGGCAGCGTGTCTGTCCAATCCGATAATCTCACAGCCCACCTTGCCGTTATGCACAAGTTTTGGGGTGCGGGCGGTTTCGGCGGTCTGCTTCCGAATCCCGACACGGTGCTGCGTAAGCTCGGCCGCAATATCGAGGTGTACCGCGAATTATTGGGCGATGCTATTGTTGCCGGTCATGTCCGCCGCCGCAAAGCCGCTGTTACCAGCATGGAATGGCGGCTCGAAGACGACGGCGTGCCGTCTGAAGCCTTAAGTCTGATTGACGGTTTTCTTAACGAGATCGACCTTTACCAACTCATCAACAATATCCTTGATGCCGCGCTCTTCGGCTACCAACCGATTGAGGTGGTTTGGCACGCAGGCAAACAATGGCTGCCTGCAAAAATCGTCGCCAAGCCGCAAAAATGGTTTGAGTTCGATTCAGACGGCCAACTGTATTTCACAGCGGGCAACAGTTTTGAGCAACGCGAGCCGGTGCCGGACTATAAATTCCTATGCCCGACCCACAATGCCAGCTACACCAACCCCTACGGCACGGGCGACTTGTCGTGTGTGTATTGGCCGACCGTTTTTAAGCGTGGCGGCCTGAAGTTTTGGGCGGAGTTTGCCGAAAAGTTCGGCGCACCGTGGATTATCGGCCACGAGCCGCGCAGCAACACCGATGCCGACACCGATAAACTGCTTGATGCACTGGAGCAGCTGATTGGCAACGCCGTCGCCACCATTCCCAACGACTCGTCCGTAGAAATCAAAGAAGCGGCAGGCAAACAGGGTAGCGCCGATGTGTACGACCGCTTTATCCGTTACTGCCGCTCCGAAATCGCCATTGCTTTGCTTGGCCAAGACCAAACCACCGAAAAAGACACGACCCACGCCAGCGCAACGGCAGGACTCGAAGTCACCGAAGACATCCGCGACAACGATTGCCGCATAGTGGAAGCCTGCCTGAACCGTCTGATTGATTGGATTTTCGAGTTAAATTACGGCTCCGACACCCAGCGGCCTAAATTCGTACTTTATGCACAGGCGGAAGGCGACAAAACCCTTGCCGAACGCGACCAAATCTTGGTCAATTGCGGCGTGCAACTGAGCGAAGGCTATTGGAAACGTGCCTACAACCTATCAGATGATGACGTTGTTTCCGTTACCGACACTACGGAGCAGCCCGAAACCGCAGCCGAATTTGCCGAAGGAGAACCGAAACATGCCGATGCAGGCATGCTGATTGACACCCTCGCACCCGATGCAGGCCGTCTGAATGCCCAAGGCCAAGCCCTGACCGATGTTTTGGTGGCCGAACTGAAAAAAGGAGAAACCGCCTACAATCTGCTCGACCGCCTGACCGCCGCTTACCCGGACATGGACGACAAAGCCCTGCAAAACGAGCTGGCACGGTTGATATTTCTATCCGGTTTGGTCGGCAGAATTGAAGCCGCAGAGGAGATGGGCAAATGAACCCCGAAGACATCAAAGCCGTATTCGGTATGCAGCCCGAAGCCGCCGTGGCCTATCTGAAACAGAAAGGCCATCAAGTGTCTTGGGATTGGCAGGATATGTTGGATGATGCCCATGCCACCGCTTTTACCGTAGCCAAAACTGCCAAAATGGATGTGTTGGACGATATATATAGTGCGGCACTCAAAGCATTGGAAAACGGCCAAACATTAGAAGAGTTCAGCCGCGAACTGACACCGGTGTTGCAAGCCAAAGGCTGGTGGGGCAGGAAAGACGTTGCCAACCCCGATACAGGCGAACTGCAAAACGTGCAGCTCGGCAGTCTGCACCGCTTGAAAACCATCTATCTGACCAATATGCAGTCAGCCTACATGGCGGGCCGCTATGCCGAGATGATGGAGAGCATCGATACACACCCGTATTGGGCGTATGTCGCCATCAACGACAGCCGCACACGAGAAAGCCACCGTTTGATGCACGGTCGGGTGTACGAAGCCACCGACCCGATTTGGAACACCATGTATCCCCCACTCGATTACCGTTGCCGCTGCCGTGTCAAACCGTTGACTGAAGCACGCGGTGCGGCCAAAGTGCTGCCCAGCCCGCAACTGGAAACCGTTACCGTCGATATCGGCAGCAACGAATACACCGGCGAAGCCCGCTACGGCCAACGCACGGGCATCCGCATCAACGGCACATTCGTTGCCCCCAATGTCGGCTTCAATGCCAACCAAGGCCAAGCCATGCTCAACCGCATGGCACGGGTTGCGACAGACAAAGCCCAAGCCGTCCATCCCGACATTGCCCGCGTTGCCATGCAAGAGATGACGGCAGACAAACGCGTTAAAAACAGCCTAACCAAAGCCGCCTTGGCTTGGGTGTTGAATTTGTTGAAAGGGTAAAAGTGCTTGAAATCAACTTAGACGACCGCGAACTCAAACATGGCCTTGGTCAACTACTGAAAAACGCCACCGACACCCGCCCCATGATGCGCGCCATCGCCACCGAAATGGCATCCCTGACCGAGGATAACTTTGAAAGTGAAAGCTGGGGCGGCCAAAAATGGCCACGCAGCAAGCGTGCAGCGAGCGGCGGAGGTAAAACCCTACAACTAAGCGGCCAGCTCGCCGCCAGCATCAGTACCAAAGTCGGCAACGATTTTGCCCGCATCGGCAGTAATAAAAAGTATGCCGCCATCCACCACCTCGGCGGCCAAGCCGGACGCGGAAAAAAAGTCAAAATCGAGCCACGTCCCTACTTACCCATCAACGGAGCAGGACAACTGCAAAAAGGAGCCGAATCCGCCCTGCTCGACATCGCCCTAAAAGCCTTGAAAAGCGGAATTTGACCGATTTCAAAAAATGCTTGGATAGTTCCCCGTTGAGAGTTATGGTGAATGCATGCCGCATGACATTGGGTCAACGGATTGTTTAGGAGATAAAAATGAATATTGAAATGGTAATCCAATTTGAAGACGGTCAATCGTTGCAACTGGCTGAAGAAAACATCAAATCACAAACTGACATCTTGGAAAAAATTCCGTTAATTAAAATTGACGGAAATGAAATGGTTTTATCCGTCAAACACAAAAAATACTGCAAAATGATTCGGGCTCATATGGCTCTCGATGCTGTCTACAACGGATACCACATGAATCTTCTCTAG